GGCTGTACTGCATCAAGGAGCTCTACGGCTGCACAGGCACCCCCAACGAGGGCGTCAAGTGGCATCCCCGCCAGATCGCTGCCGAGATCAAGCGCATCGAGCGCGAAGACCCGCAGCTCAAGGACTGTAAGATCATGGGCGTCGCCGACCCGTCGATCTGGGATGGCAGCCGCGGCGAGTCGGTGGCCTATGCCATGGAGCGCGAGGGCGTCTTCTGGTCCCCGGCCGAGAACGACCGCATCGCCGGCAAGATGCAGGTCCACTACCGCCTCAGCTTCGATGAGGGCGGGCTGCCGATGATCTACTTTTTCAACACCTGCCGGCATGTCATCCGCACCCTGCCCGCTCTGGTCTATGATCAGACGAATGTCGAGGACATCGACAGCGACGGCGAGGACCACGCCTATGACGACGTGAGATATTTGGCGATGGAACACCCGATCCCAGCACGCGCCCACCACACGACCCCGCGCCCCGCGTTCGACCCGCTCAAGCAGTTCGAGCTGCCGCAGCGGCCGACATTCTTCCAGATGTAAGGAGAGCCACATGGCCCGAAAAAAAGCACAACCCACCCAGAGCCTCGACCGGGTGCAGGGGATCCTCACGACCCTGCACACCTACATCAAAGGCAAGACCAAGTACGACGAACGGTACATCGAAAACGACACATGGTACCGTGGCCAGCACTGGGACCTGCTGCGCAAGAAGGCCAACGACGGGGAGCCGGAGCCGACCTCCGCCTTCCTGCACAACACGTTGGCCAACCGTCACGGCGACCTGATGGACGCCTACCCGGAGCCGGTGATGACCGAGCGCGAGGAGTCCGACAAGCAGGAGGCCGAGACGTTGACCAAAGTCGTCAAGGTCGCCTTCGAGCGCAACGGCTTCCGCAAGACGTACAGCCGCAACGCATGGTCGAAGTGCAAAGCGGGCACGGCCTGCTACTACATCGGCTGGGATCAGGACCTCGAAGGCGGGCTGGGAGACATCAGCATCAAGCCCGTCGACCTGCTGCGTCTGTACTGGGAGCCCGGCATCGACAACATACAGGATAGCCCCTATGTCTTCGCCTTGTCCCTGTCGCCGGTCAAGCAGCTCCAGAAGAAGTACCCCGACCTGCAGGGCAAGGACCTGAGCTCGACCATCAAGCTGGCGCGCTACGCCTCGGAGGACCCGCCGGATCTGGCCAACAAGGCGCTGGTCGTCGACTGCTATTACAAGGACGAAGACGGCAAGGTCCGCCTGATGACCATCATCGGTGACACCATTGTGCAGGAGACCGAGGGCCCGCTGTATGACCACGGCAAGTACCCCTTCGTCTTTGACATCCTGTTCCCAGAGGAGCATAGCCTGCTCGGGTTCGGGCTGGTCGACATCATCAAGAGCCCGCAGGCCTACATCGACAAGATGGACCAGATCCTGACGTACAACGCCCTCGTCGCCGGGCGCTACCGCATCCTGATCAAGGACGGTGGCAGCATCGATGTCGAGAAGTTGGCCGACGTGTCCCAGAGCATCATCCCGGTGCAAGGTGGCGTCCAGAAGGGCGTGGACTGGGAGGTCCTGCAGGCCGATGCGCTGCCCCCGACGGTCCTCGAGCATCGCTCCCGCAAGATCCAAGAGCTCAAGGAGGTCTCCGGTGCCAACGATGTTTCGCGCGGGGCCTCAACGTCTGGGGTGACAGCGGCCAGCGCCATCATCGCCCTGCAGGAGGCCGGCAACAAACTGGCCCGGGCCATGATCGCCACCACCTATGACGCCTACACCGACCTGTGTGTCATGGCCATCGAGCTGATTGCCCAGTTCTACACCGAGCCGCGCAAGTTCCGTATTGTCGGCGAGAGCAAGGACGACGTCGAGTACATCGAGTACAACAACGCGGGCCTGCAGCCCCAGCCGATCGCCCCGGCGGTCGAGGGCATGCCCCCGGAAACCCGCAAGCCGATCATCGACGTCATGCCACACGCCGAGAAGTACACCCCCTTCGCCAGCCTTGCCCAGAATGAAATGGCCAAGGAGCTCTTCGCCGCCGGGTTCTTCCAGCCCGAGATGGCCCCGGCTGCTCTGACGGCGCTGGACATGATGAGCTTTGATGGCAAAGACGCGCTGGTCACGAAGGTCCGGCAGCGGTACGAGGAGGCCATGGGGCTGCAGCAGGCACAGGCAGAGGCCCAGAAGAACCAAGAGATCATGATGCAGATGGACCAACTGATCCAAAAGCTCACTGGTAAAAGCATGCTGGCCGGGACCAACCTCGGTCAGCCGCAGGAGGCACCCGTATGATTCGAGCCGTTATCCACGACACAGGGAGGGGGCCGCGCCGGTCCCTCGCCCTGTCCACCCTTGGCCATGCCCGCACCGACGTCTGCAACGCCGTGTCGATGCTGGTCCAGACCGTAGCAGCCTATCTGACCTGCCTCGAAGACGAATGCCCGGCCGGGCTGGTGGTCCACACCAGCTTTGGTGATGGCCGCTTCAGTCTCGACGCCGAGAGCGTGGACTGCTCCGACTGCGCGCTGCACGACCGCCTTGACGCGGCGCATGCCATCGCCGAACTCGGGCTGCTCCAGCTCCAGAGCCAAGAGGCATCCGAGATCGAGGTCCAACGCGCTGAGTCCGCCAAGGACGTCGACTACTGGCGGAAAATGCACTTTCTGGCTCCCGTATAATGGAAATCAAGACGCGAGGGATAGACCTCTGGAGGTAAAATGCTCAGATTCTTTTTTGACTTGAAACTGCACGAAGAGGGCACTGCAGGAGTAGAAGGAACCAGTACCCCGCCGGCTAACGGTTCTCCGGCACCCGAGGTCGTCGTCTACGGCAAACCCGAGCCGACAGCCAGTGAGCCCGCACCCGCCCCTGCCGCAGAACCTGCGGTGGACCGTACCGCCCAGTATGCCAAGTACAAAGAGGAGTACAAGGACCTGTATGGCGCAGACGTCAAGTCGCAAGTCGACCGTCGGCTATCAGGCACCAAGAAGGCTCTGACCGAGGCACAGTCCAGCCTCGACATCGCCCGCCAGTTCTTCGGTCTGGACAACCTGCAGGAACTGCAAGACTTCCTCAAAAACGACTTGGCCTCCCAAATCGCTGGAGGGTACAAGCCCACGCAGTTCGGAGACACGGAAGACGAGGGAGGCCACGCGCCAGAAGTCACCGTCGATCCGGCAGATCTGGCCACACAGGCCGTCGCACTGAAGGAGCGCTTCCCAGACTTCGATCTGGAGGCGGAGGCCCAAGCTCTGACCCCCTTGATGACGAAGGGGCTTTCTCTGGAGCAGGCCTACTACGCCCAGAACTTTCAGGCCATCTTGCAGAAAGAGACCCTGAAGGCAGCCGAGGCACAAAGGAAGGCTACCATCGAAGCGATCCGCACCAAGGGCATCGACAAAGTCGATGAGTCCGTCAGCAAACCCGCCCCTGCCGTCGTCCACAAGTCTGACCCCAGCAAATGGTCCAAAGAGGAGCTGGCTGAGGTCGAGAAAAAGGTCATGCGCGGGGAGAAAATCTACCTGTAAGGAGATCCGCAATGCGTACATTCAACTTGTTCCTTCACGCCCTGAACACCAACATCACTGGTGACAGCGGCATGTCCGCCGAGATGAAGACCTACTATGACAAGGTCCTTCTCGAAAATGCCTTCCCGAAACTTGTCCACAACAAGTTCGGCCAGAAGCGCAACATCCCGAAACACGGTGGCAAGATCATCGAGTTCCGCAAGATGACCCCGTTCGCCAAGATCACCTCGGCTCTGTCCGAAGCGGTCGTACCGGACGGCCAGAAACTCGAAACGACCGCCATCACCGCGACTGTCAGCCAGTACGGCGGCTTCTTCACCTACTCGGACGTCCTCGAGGTCACGACCATCGACCCCGTCCTGCAGGAAGGCGTCAAACTGCTTGGCGAACAGGCCGGCGAGAGCATTGATACCCTCACCCGAGAGGTACTGGTCGGCGCCACCAACGTCCTGTATGGTGACGGTTCTGTCGCCAGCCGCAAGCTCCTGACCGCGTTCGACGCCACCCGCGCCAACAACGACTACGCCACCATGGAAGTGGTTCGCAGGGCCAACCTGATCCTGCGCAACAACAAGGCCAAGGGCGTGGAAGGCGGCGACTTCGTCTGCATCATCAGCCCGGAGATCGAGTACTCCCTGAAGCGCGACTCGGAATGGGTCGAGGCCCAGAAGTACCAGAACAGCCAGAAGATCTTCGACGGTGAAGTCGGACGCATCGACGGCTGCCGCTTCGTCGTTTCGACCGAAGCCAAGATCTTCGCCTCTGACCCGCTGACCGCAGCCAGCAAGACGCTGACCGTCGCCAGCCTCGCCACCAAGACCTTCACGGTTGACGAGGCCATCACTTCGGACGAGGCCACCGCTCTGGTCGGCCGTCACATCTGGGTGAAGGGCTACCAGTACCACATCGCTTCTGCCGCTGCCGGTGCTGCCGGTGCTGCGACCATCACCGTCACCGAATCCGTCTCCGGCACCCCGGGTGATGGCGACATCGTCTACCCCGGCGACTTCGGCGCGACCCACATCGAGATGCCTGACAAGGGCGCCGATGTCGGTGTCATGCTCTTCCTCGGTGCCAACGCCTACGGCGTCACCGAGCTGGAAGGCCTCGGTCTCGAGACCATCCACCAGCCGCTCGGCTCGGCCGGCGCTGCCGACCCGCTCAAGCAGTACGGCACATGGGGCTGGAAATGCACCCACGTCGCCAAGGTCCTCAACGACGCATGGATGGTCCGTGCGGAAGTCGCCCTCGAACACGAGGTCGGCGCCAACTAAGTGACCCTGAGCCCGGGGCCCTAGCGGCTCCGGGCTCATAGCACTATTTTGATAGTTTTTAGAGGAGGCAACCCATGGCTACCAAGCCCACCAAGGAACTCGACCCGAAGGACTTCGCCGACGCGAAGAGCTACATGAAAGCCAAGACGGAGCAGGAGCTCAAGGAGCTCGTGTCGGTCCAGCTGCCCAAGGACAACCAGAACTACAAGGACGACGTCCTCGTCGTCGTGAACGGCAAGCGCTGGGCGATCAAGCGCGGCGTGCCGGTGCAGGTGCCCCGCATGGTGTACGACCAGCTGGTCCATGCCGAGCATCAGGTGGCCATCGTCTCCGGGATGCTGGAGGCCAAGACCGCCAACATGACCAACTACGGTAAACTCTGATG